GAGTTTTTTAAGCCTTTTCTCGAAGTTGTCGATATCAATGCCCCACACCTCGTAGGCTATCTCGGTATTGACCGAGTGTGGCATCCATGACTTCACACCACGCTTTTCCATTTCTTCCTTAACAGCTTTCTTGATCTTGATAGTCTGCGTTTCACCTGTGCTGAACAGCTCCTTGATATCCGCATTGGTTATTTCGGGCTTTTCATAGTACAGCCGCACTGCCATTTCAATGTCAGGTGACCTCATTTAGTCCACCTCCTCGATAGTCAAGACATTCTCATGGGGACTAATAACACTTGCCTTTGTCAGAGCCTCGTACTGACTCTTTGCTGCTACTGTGAACACCCTTTTATCATGATACTGGTCTACTGTTGTTACTTTGTACGTTTTCATTGCTTTGTCCCTCCTCATTGTGTTTTCTGTCATTTCTGCTTCCAGCGAACATATCCTGCAAACATTGCTAGTTATCATGAGAGACAACGGAATTGTGTTGTCAAGCCCTATTAGCATACATATACCGAATGCAAGCGGACTTGCTAGACACAACGTAATACCGAGATAGTACGCTATCTTTTTCAAATTCAACGTTTGCCCTCCTCATATTGTGATCTTGTTACAATCAGCTCTCCGTCAAGAGTCCAATACTGAATGACCTCTCTACAGGGGTCATTTTCTGTTCCTGCACCTTTCAAGGCTCTTGTTACGATCACCTGCTCAACTCTGGCATTGTCACACCCTCTTGGAATAGCAGTAATTTTCTTTTCCACTTTCTCACACCTCTCATTTTCTGTCCGTTCAATCGGACTGTTAGCTGTTGACATTTTCAGCGTTCTGAGTATAATTAATGTCAAGGACTTCATTGATAGCCGCTTCAATCTTGTTTGACTTTATCTCACCCGTCATTATCTTATACAGGTTTGATGTATCGAGATAAGTTTCAGGAAGAAGCTTCTTGACTTCCTCAATGAGCCACTTCTGTGTCTTGTTGAGCTTAACAAGTCGCACCTTGACTTCCACGCCGTACTCAGTCAGCGGTCTTTTACGTTCACTAATAATTAACACCACCTTTGCATAATATTCACACTAATATGTGTTTTACATATTGACAGTTACGTTTAAATGTAATATAATATATTTACCAGATACAAATATTACGCTCTTGCGTATTGCCTTGACTGTATTATATTACACTTTTGCGTAATTGTCAAGTGAAAATTACTCTTTTGCGTAATTTTGTTATATTACACAAATTATGAGGTGTAACTATGTCAGAATTGTACAATAGAATTGAAAGCTTGTGCAAAAAGAGAAATATAAATGTAACAGTAATGTGCAAAGAAACAGGTGCAAGCAGAGGCTCTTTAACCGATTTAAAAGCAGGCAGAAAAAAGAAGTTATCTACAGATACACTATCAAAGATAGCTGAATATTTCGGAGTTTCTGTTGATTATTTGTTGAACGGTGAAGATAATATCAAAGTCGAAGCACATAACGAGCCTATATATCTTGATGACGAAACAAGAGATATAATAGATGAGCTGAGAACACGACCAGAAATGAAGATCCTCTTTAGTGTGTCAAAGAACGTCACCAAAGAGGATATAGAAGCTACAGTTGAGATTTTAAAGCGTATGCAAAAGGATAGTGAATAGATTGGATTATTGCATTAGATACGTTCCTTTGCCTATATCGGTAAAGGGAGTGACAGCAATGGATTCTGACGGATTTTATAATATATACATAAACTCTAGGCTATCCTATGAGGAACAAAAAAAGACTATAGCTCACGAAATGGAGCATATAGTCAGAGGTGACTTTTTCAGCTTTGATGCGCTTGAAGAAGTCGAGACGATGTAGACATAATGGAACAACAAAATGAAAACTTACGAAAACGCACTTCAAATAATTGCCGACAACTACGCTATTATTGGTAAGGAACGGCAAGAACTAGCCGCTATGGTAATCGATAAATATAAAAGTTCTACCGAGCCTTTTGATATTCTTGGCGTTGCTTACGCTTACTTGTGGCAGGGTGCAAAGTTCAGACAAGATGCTATTTCTTATTTTGAAAAATATTTGTCTGAGTACTCGGATGTAGAGTTAAATTGTCACTGTATAAAAAGGTGGTCTATCTACTCCGATTTAGCAACGCTCTATGAAAAGGAATATAAGTATCAGGAAGCCATTTTATGTTTGCATAAGTGCATTGCCATTGACGATCATTCAAATGCCGCTGATTATATTAGAATCGGTGACATTTTAGTTAAAGAGGATATAAGCAAGGCAGAAGATTTCTATTTAAAAATCTTGAATGACCCTAAACTAAGTAAATACAAAAGACAGTTTGCTTACGCTCTTGATGAGGTTATACAAAAGAAAAATAGGGGCTATGTTTACAGACCCCGTAATAAGAAACAATAACTAATTATAATTCAAATTACAGAGGTGACAGAATGTCCTCAAAGAAACGCAAATCAGAGCCAGGCTGCATTGCCACTATATTCGGCTATCTGATATTTGTCTGCATAATCGCTCTTATCATAGACCTTATTAGAACTCACATATCCGAGCGAGCCAAACATAACCTTATGGTAGTTGCTATCGTGATCGGCGTTATCATATTCATAAGCATGGTCTGCACCATTTACCGCAAGCTTCACAGAAAGTATACTTTGAAACAACTTGATAAAATGGACGGACACCAATTTGAATATGCCTGTGCTGATATTCTGAAAGCCAACGGCTACAAACACGTTAAGGTCACAAGAAGCTCCGGTGACTTTGGCGTTGATATCATTGCAGAAAAAGACAAGGTCAGATATGCGATACAATGCAAGCGATACAATCACAAACTTGACAACACCCCTATACAAGAAGTTGTCGGCGGACTTGCGTACTACCAATGTGACAAAGGTGCCGTTATGACAAATCAGTATTTTACCGAGCCTGCCAAACAGCTTGCACAGGTGAATGATATAGAGCTGTTGGACAGAGATACGCTTTCACATATGGTTGATAAAACAGAAAAGTCATTTGATGATAAGCTTAATTTATTCAGATCTTATTTGACCAACTCATCTACAATGCTAGTTGCTTATCTCGAAAAGTGTGGAATTTATTCAAGGATAGAAGATATAAATACAGATACCAAAACACTGTCATTTACCCTTAAATTAAAATTTGCAGATGACATCGAGAATGTAAAGGCAAAGAAGAAAGCAATTTCCAAAATAACTAAAGCGAAAGTAATTGATATAGTGCAAAACGAGAATGATATGATAACTATCATTGTTCGTACACCGAGAAAATACAGAATAAAATCATAAAAAAAGTCCTCTGAGCGTTGACAGCACTCAGAGGACAGGTGAACTGATATTGACAGTATCAGCTCGATTAAAATTCACACTAACCCATTAAGAAAGGGCGAATTTTGCCCTTTTATTGTAGCACACTTTTTTAGGAGTGTCAAGAATAGGAGGAATATTTATGCCGATCTACAAAATGACGGACAAGAACGGAAAGAACATCAGAAAAGACGGCCTGCAAAAATATCGTGTGCGTATCAATTATACGGACAGTTTCGGAAAACCTCATCAGATAGACCGTGTGGCGTTCGGTGCAGAGACGGCTAAGCAGCTTGAAATCCAGCTTACACAAAAGCTCAACGCTAAAGAGATAGCTCCAAAAATGACTATCGGACAGCTATTCACGGAGTACATCACCGCCAAGCGTTCGGAGGTCCGTGAAACATCACTGGACAAATCCCTAAGAATACTGAGAAAGAACGTCCTGCCCACCTTTGAAAGCGTTAGGATAGATAATCTGAACGTACCAATGGTGCAGAAATGGAAGCAGGAGCTGTCAGAACAGGGATTGGCTATCGTCACTCGAAAGAACATTTACGGCGAGTTTCGTGCAATGATGAACTATGCTGTGAAAATGGAATACATTCCGAAAAACCCCGTTATCACCGCAGGCAACTTCAAAGCGCCCCTTGAAGCCAAGAAAGAAATGCTTTTCTACACGCCTGACGAGTTCAAGAAATACATATCGGCAGCTAAGAATTATGCTCAGGAAGCAGAGGACGGCGGCTCAATGTACGAATGGAACTACTATGTATTTTTCAACATAGCATTTTACATGGGTATGCGAAAAGGCGAGATATACGCCCTGCAATGGACGGATATAAAAGACGGCTACATATCCATCACCAAGAGCATTGCTCAGAAGCTCAAAGGCGGTGATCGTATCACACCGCCAAAGAACAAGCCAAGCATACGGACGATACAGATACCAGAGCCGTTAAGAGCAGTGCTGTCCGAACATTACGAACGCTGTAAGAAAGCAGTGCCAAAGTTCAGTGATGATATGTACATCTGCGGTGGCGAGCGTCCTATCCGTGACACGTCCCTTGAAAAGACCAACAAGAAGTTTGCAGACTTGGCAGGTGTCAAACGTATCCGTATTCATGACTTCCGTCACAGCCACGCTTCCCTGCTCGCCAATGAGGGCATAAACATTCAGGAGATAGCAAGACGTTTAGGTCACTCCAACATATCAATGACATGGAACACCTACTCGCACCTCTACCCACGAGAGGAAGAACGTGCTGTGAAGATATTGAACACAATCGTGTAAAAATCGTGTATACAAAAGAAAACCACCGTATTTACGGTGGTTTTTGTTTGTTTGGCGGAGATGGAGAGATTTGAACTCTCGCTACGGTTTTGCCGTACTACCGCATTTCGAGTGCGGACCCTTCAGCCACTTGGGTACATCTCCTTGTGTCAACTATACTATTATACAAGTAATCACAAAAAAAGTCAAGCCCTTTGTGCAAATTTAAGCACAAAGAGCTTGTCCATCATCTATTGCTGAGCACGCCTCTGCATCTCCTTAACATATGCAAGCGTTTCAGGAGTGTAACCTACCATTGCGTTGGGACAACATTGGGAAAGCAATTGCATAAGCCCCATGGCGGTGTCCTTGCCCTTGGCATATACGTTAAAACGCAGTACATTCTTCTTGTGCTTCGTGCAGACGATTATCTCGTTGGTGTAGCTAATGAAATTCATACTCGCTGTGTGCTGGTAAATGCCGTAGGCTTCCTCTCGCCAGCACATCTGAAATGGCGCTTTCTTGTTGGCAAGCACCCTGTCGGATACGATAATATGATCGTCCTGATATTGTATGTTGGCGTAAAGCTCGTCAGCCTGCTGTAAAAGATCGGGATTGGCTTTGAATATGCCGCTCTTTTCAGGGTGCGTCCTCCGTGACGTACCAAATATAAGAAAAATAACACCAGGCGTAAGAGCAAAAAGTCCAAGTATCAATACGCCGTATTCACCGGCTACTACCGCCGCAAATGAGATAAATCCACCCATTAGCGTGAGTATCACACCGCCAGCTATCATTGCTATCATTCTTTTTCGTATGTTGGCAAATACTACTTCTCGTCCCATTTTCGTTACCCCTCTTTACTTTTTATCCGTGATTCTGCTTTGCCACAAGGCTCTCTCCGCAGTATATCTTCCTGAGCTTCGGCTTCTCTATCTTGCCCGTCGGGTTTCTCGGTATGTCTGCAAAAATTATCTTGTGCGGACGCTTGTATCTCGGAAGCTTCTGGCAGAACGCCATTATCTCTTCCTCTGTGCATGGGTGGTCTGGCTTTAGTTCGATTATTGCCGCCGCTATCTCGCCCAAACGCTGGTCAGGCAAACCAATTACTGCCACGTCCCTGATAGCGTCATGACTTCTCAAAAAGTCTTCTATCTGTACAGGGTAAAGATTTTCTCCACCACTTATAATAACGTCCTTTTTGCGGTCAACAAGGTAAATAAATCCGTCCTCGTCCTCCTGAGCCATGTCGCCCGTGAAAAGCCAGCCGTCTTTGAGAGTTTCGGCCGTCGCCTTTGGATCTCTGTAGTAGCAGGTCATAACGCCGGGGCCTTTTACGCAAAGCTCGCCCACTTCGCCACGCTTTACAGTGTTGCCCTTATCATCAACTATCTTGACCTTCCAGCCAAAGCCTGCCTTGCCTATTGCGCCTACCTTGTCAATGTTATCCACCCCAAGGTGTACACAGCCCGGACCTATAGATTCGCTAAGACCATAGTTAGTGTCATATTTGTGGTTAGGGAAAACCTTTTTCCAGCGTGCAATAAGTGACGGCGGAACAGGCTGTGCACCTATGTGCATAAGCCTCCACTGCGAAAGCTCATACTTTGAAAGTGTCACCTCACCGCTGTCGATAGCGTCAAGGATATCCTGTGCCCAAGGCACAAGAAGCCATACGATAGTACACTTTTCCCTTGATACAGTATCAAGTATAAATTCAGGCTTCACGCCCTTGAGAAGCACCGCCTTGCCCCCTGAGATAAGGCTTCCGAACCAGTGCATCTTCGCACCTGTATGATAAAGGGGAGGGATACAAAGGAAAACATCCTCCTTTGTCTGACCGTGATGATTCTGCTCAACTCTTGCGGCGTGCATAAGGCTCTCGTGATTGTGCAGGATAGCCTTAGGGAAGCCGGTTGTGCCTGACGAGAAGTAGATAGCCGCATCGTCCTCATCAGTAAGCTCTATGTACGGAGTAGTGCTTGCACAATTTGCAGTGAGCCTGTCATAATGCTCTGCAAATGACGGACAGTTCTCGCCAACATAGAAAAGAAGTCTGTTCTTGCTTATCTCATCAGCTATCTCCTCAACTCTGCCGATAAATTCAGGGCCAAATACAAGAATATCCACCTCGGCAAGGTCAAGACAGTATTTTATCTCCTCTGGAGTGTATCTGAAATTCAGCGGCACTGCAAGCGCACCCGTCTTGAGGATACCAAAATAAATAGGCAGCCATTCAAGACAGTTCATAAGCAGGATACCCACCTTGTCACCCTTTTTTACCCCACGGGATAAAAGCAGATTGGCAAAGCGGTTAGCCTTTTCGTTGAAAACGCTCCAGGTTATCTCACGGCGATAATGACAGACTGGGTTAGGCTCGATAAGCTCATATTCCTTCCAAGTCACACGTCTGGTTTCTCTGATCTCAGGATTGACCTCTACCAGAGCAACATCGTTTCCGAACTCTCGTGCGTTACGCTCCAGTATCTCGGTTATAGGCATACAAAAACTTCCTTTCATAATTAAAAGCTTGAAAGCTAGAAAACTTAAAAGCTTAAAAGTATTCACAAACATATATGTTATTATTTTATCATATAATGACAAAAAAGTAAAGAGATTTAAAACAGAATAAGTGACAAAGTGAAAGATAAATAATTGTGGAGTTTTTACAGAAGAAAAGTGTTTGCCCCTACCTGAATTTGAGCAAATACCGTCAAAAAGATAACCAGCAAAAAAGACAGCCCCACATGGGAGCTGTCCCTTAACTTAAAAAGTGTACCGTTTCAGATCTTATTCTTCTGCCTTTTCTTCCTCTTTGCTCGCCTCAGCCGTCTGCTGTGCCTTGAGAAGATCCCTGATCTCTGTAAGAAGCACTATGTCCACCGGTGGCTCTGCAGGCTTTTCAGGCTCTTCATGCTTGCCAAGTGACGCAAGCTTGTTTATGACCTTCATTATTACAAAAATAACGAACGCCATGATTATAAAGTTTATCACTGCCGTCAGAAATGCGCCGTAGTTTATGTACTGATTTCCAAGCAAATGTATCTTGCCCTCTACGTCAGCACCGCCTATACAGCCTATTATCGGGTTGATAAAATTCTCCGTAAATGACGTCACGATACCCTGAAACGCAGCACCTATGATAACGCCCACTGCCAAGTCCATGACGTTTCCTTTGAGAGCAAACGCCTTGAACTCATTTACAAACTTCTTGATAAATCCTTTTTTCTTCTCTTCCATAACGGTTACGACCTTTCGTTTTTTTGTTCCGAGCCACGCTCTTATGGCCATTTTATCACATATTTTGACCATTTTCAATAGTTTTTCTACAAAATCGTACGGTTTTACGTCGTTTTGCAC